GCAGGCCGAAGTATTCGAGGTAGGCGGGAATCTGCTCGAAGAGCATATCGGAACCAAGTCCGATAACGCGGCGTCCGACGAAAGTCAGCGCCAAGCGTATAAGAAGTCTACCGCGTCGGCGAGGCTTAAGCCAAAGCCGGTTTATGAGTGGGGCGCCGTGCCCCCGTCCAAGTACAAGTCCACTTGGAAACCGCTTGATCCGATTGATCAGGGCTTGAAGCGTGCGTTCGGTAATGGCGCATCTACCCACGCTGTGCCGCTGATCACACGCAAGCCTGTTGAGGTTAGTCCCGGATGGAGATCGTTCGATCCGGAGCACTTGTCCTTTCTGAGGGATCTAAGCAAGGAGTTTAACGAAACCTTCAAACCATCTCTCGATGACAGGGGTTTTACCACCAACGGCATACACGTTGACTTCGATCGGTTTCGATGCGTTGCCGGCTGGTTCATGAACCCGATGTCCTACACTCCGGTTGATAACGTTGCATACCGCATCCAACTGGGTTTAAGTGATGGTTACTCTTCTCGGCAAGCTGCGATAGCAGACGAAGTCTGGACTCTGGTCTGGAGTGAGATTAAGGCGTCGAAGGTTAACGTGCCGAAGATGTCGACGGGGGGAATGCGTCGGTTCACTCGCGACGTGCAGTGGAAGCTCGCGTACGCTGAGTGGCTAATGGAAGGCGACCGTTTTGAGCGTATGCTCGATGCGATCGATTCCGAGGACTGGACCGAACTCGCTAATGAATATGAGATGTTGTTCGCAACGTATATTCAGAAGCGAGGCCAAGTTGACATGGTTGGTAAAACACGGGAGGTGATGGACCGTGAGTACGCTCTCTCGGGCGGGTCAAAGGGTCGCGTCTTCGCTGCTGACAAATCTGTTGGCGGCGTACTCCTGGGAGGTCTCGAATACCACGACTTCTCCGCCATGCGCGCTCGTGTTATTCACGCTGGGCCATGGGTGATCAATTGGTTTCTGCAGGTCTTCTCAACCGGCGCTATCAAATCATTGTTTGCTCGATTTCCAAAAACGTTCCACATTAACACCGCGGAAGAGATTCTTTCCGTGGTGGAAGGAAAGGAGATCTGGTGCTCCGACGTCTCGGATTACGATCGTAGCATGAGCCGTGACGCCGTCAAGATGCCTCACACTGTCGCCGAACGGTATATCGACCGTCGGATTGTGAAGGCGTCGTGGCGGCTGTATACGTCTCCTTACTACACCAAGCCGCTCGAACTGGGAAGCAAGGAAGGCGGAACGTGGATCGGAAACCCACTCCATAGTGACAGTGAGGTATTCGCTGGAAATCGTTCCGGACATGCTTGGACCTCTCTAGTCGCAAAGGTAAACAAGGTGATTGACACCCTGTTCATTATCGACTACATGTTCCCGGTGCTCGGTCGTTGCCGTGACATTCTCGAAGGCAATTTGCACATCGGGATGTTGAACAACGGTGACGACGAGGTAGTGTGGGCGGACGATATGACTATCCTTGAGGAGTTTCTGAGTCACAGAGACGATTTGTCAAAGGGACACTATGTAGTCAAACCCGAACCGGGAATGGGCTTTTCAGGCCTGCTGCTGATGAAGGTTGGTCCCCGTTCCTACAAACCGGTTCAGAAGCTCCATACCGCGTTCGAGAAAATCTGGATCCCGGAGAGGGGCATCGATAGTCCTATGCGTGAGTATTGGCCTGTCGGTATCTACGCTCGGATCGATGCACTGTCGCAAACCGACATTGGGTCGCAGGCATGGCGTATCGCGATGGACTTGCACCGCATCCACATGGGTGAAAAGACCGACTTTATTACGTCAGTCCATCACCACTACAAGCAGCTCGGACTTCAAAACCCCGGCTACTCACTGATCGATTCGGAAGTGCTAGAGTCACCTGACAAGCTCAGTTACAAGTATACGGATGACGAGGTCAGTCCCGAAGTACTTAAGCTGTCCACCTCTAATATTCCCGAAGAGGTTTCTTTGGTTCTGTTAAATCGCTACTACGGCGGAAGGATTATGTAATGTTCTCAGTAGAAAAAGTTAACGGTTACGATGCGCGGAAAAAGGAGCTGGCTGATATCGCTATGACTCCTGGATACCGCTCCATTCTAATGGAACGCATCCGTAAGCGCATCAAGAAGACGCGCATGGACGAGGCCATGTTCCGCATCAACTATCTCGGCAAGAAAGGGATCATCACCTTCGCTGGAAACGAACTCGACGTGTCGCTAGCAGGCGAGCCTGACGATGTCAAGAGCAAGAAGGTCGATCTCGACTTTCCACTCGACTACGTGCACCAGGAATTGCTGTCCGATAGTCTTCGTGGTTCGCTTCCGGGCAACAAAGTGATCGGCAATCTCGTCGTCCCAACCGGAACGTGTTTGTTGATCGCCGGCGGTGATGCGGGGAAATCTCCGCTCGCTCGGGCCTTGGCCGGGACAAATACTAAAGACGGTACTTTCGGAACCGTTCGCATCGGCGAGCCTTTCGTAGGTTACGAGAATGATCCCGCGTTGGTGGCACGTGAGCTTGCTCGCGCCCTCTATAGCTGTACCGATGTCGTTGTCGACTCCATCAAAGACATGGTTTCGAGCGGTAAAGGTGCGCTCATGAGCAGCGGCATTTCGCGCACCACGTTTACCGAGATTTCGATTTGGTCTAAGATCGCTGCGTCGGTGGGTAGCACTATGTACATCCCACTTAACGCGTCTTTTAAGAACAATGAAATCGACGACTTAGTGCGTGAAGCTTCAAAGTCGAACGCGTCTATGATCGTTTACCCAAAATCGGGAAATGAATGGGAGTTCTTAGCCCGCACGGGTGAGGGATTGATGCGTCGCAAGGGTGTGATCGAAATGGATTACGATACTATGCAAGTGTCTATTCGTCAAACATCCGATGATTTCGCCTATACGGGCGACTCCATCGTCACCGCTTCAAAGTTGTTCGACTCGAGCGACGTTCGCGTTGATATCGAGGTCAACGTGGATTTGAAGGATGCGGCAGTGCGTCGTGCAATTTTGCGCGAAGCTAAGTGATTTTCTGTTAACTTGAAAGGTGTAAATTAATATCATGGCTAAGTCTAACCCTACTAGTTCCGGCCCCACCACTACCGCCGACGTCGCTGTCGAAACGGTTGTGAAACCCGCTGGTCCATCGAAGTTGTCCCTGAAAGAAGACAGCACACCCATTCCTTCTGGGTCTGAACGGATTCAGATCTCCGTTCTATCCGACATCGTCGACCGGTTCGAAGGTCTCGCTGTCACATACCCAGTGTGGTCGGAAAAGCCGAGCGTGCAATACGTGACGGACTTTCTCGTGGAAGAAAACAATCGCAAACGCGTTGCTGACTTCTTCATCCGTCGTGAGATCGCGGGCGTGTTCGAGAAATTGTTCCCGCTCCAATCGCTGAAGCCGAAGGATGCTCTGATTACCAAATCGAATCTCTTCAAAGCGTATCTGAACGCCGGCTTGTCCAGCGAAGAGGCTGGAGTTGTCATGGAAATGACTCTGCCTACCCTGATTGAGCTGGGCATCGTGCCGAACGGAATCAAGTATTCTCGGCATAAGCGCTACGACTTTCACACCGTTACGGTGAAAGACATTGCAAACGACGTCGC